TTCGTCGTGTTTTCGCAGGCTTGATTGCTAACGATCTCGTTAGTGTTCAGCCGATGAGTCTCCCTAGTGGGCTCATCTTCTTCCTAGATTTCGTGTTCTCGCCTGACTTCGGTCGTGCCGGAACTGCAACCGTTCGCTCTGGTAACACAGTGGACAAGTCCATTTATGGTACTAATCAGGTTGGTAGTGAAATTCAGACTGGTGTGGATCTTGTTGGAGGCACTTATGCCGAAGACTTCAGCGGCACTCGTACTCTCGGAGGCTCGGGTTACAACTACTCGTCCCCAACCGGAAGTAACGATGGCGCTGTTACTCAGGCTCACGTCACAGTTAACGCAGCTTTCTTGCTTGATGGCGCCGTTACTGAAGCCAACAGAAAGCTCATTCGTTATGACGCTGATCTTCTCTCGTCCACCGACTCCTCGATTGGTGTCGTTGTCGCTGAGATTGATGAGGCTGAGCTTGCTGACGCACGTGGTGTTGATTACATGGACTTCGATAATCTCGGAGCAATGGTGATTAGCGACACAGCTTTGGCAACATTTGATGCTGTTGTTGACGCCGCTGGTGCTAACTTTCAGAAGCAGATTCGTCGCTTGAGCGAGAGAATCGCCGCTGCTGATTCGGGTACTGGTAACAAGGCTCTTAGAGTCGTCTTAGTTATGGCTGGTGGTTCTTTGACTGCTGGTGATACAACTAAGAGTAGTGCTACTGCTATTGGAGCTGGTGAGTTTAGCTATCCTCTCAAGGATAAGCTTACAAACGCAACTGCCCTTGGTGCGGTTGTTGGTGCTACATCCTGGGGACTTGAAAATAACGAAGACATCCCTGAGATCGACATCAAGGTGGATAGCATCGCTGTTACCGCTCAGACCAAGAAGCTCAAGGCTAAGTGGACTCCGGAATTGGGACAGGATCTCAATGCCTACCACAACCTTGATGCAGAGGTCGAGCTTACAAGCATCCTTTCGGAGCAGATTGCTCTTGAAATTGATCGTGAGATTCTTGCGGATCTCGTGAATGGTGCTACAGCGTCTACCTACTACTGGTCTCGCTCTCCAGGTCTTTACGTTAACCGCGTCACTGGTGCTGAAATCGGCGCCGAGTCGGCTGCTCCCGACTTCACTGGTACAGTTAGCGAGTGGTATGAGACACTTGTTGAGACAATCAACGATGTTTCTGCTCAAATCCACAGAAAGACCCTTCGTGGTGGTGCTAACTTCCTAGTGGTTTCCCCTGAAGTCGCTAACATCCTTGAGTTCACTTCCGGTTTCCGTGCAAGTGTCACCATGGATGACGAGCGTGGCTCGGTTGGTGCCCTTAAGGCTGGTTCGCTGAGCAAGAAGTACGATGTCATTGTTGACCCATACTTCCTGCGCAACGTGGTTCTCGTCGGTCGTCGCGGCTCCTCTTTCCTTGAAAGCGGATATGTGTACGCACCTTACGTGCCACTGCAGACCACACCTACCATCTTTGGACCAGAGGACTTCGTGCCCCGTAAGGGCGTGATGACTCGCTATGCCAAGAAGATGGTTCGTCCTGATATGTATGGCTTAGTCATCTGTCGCGGACTTGTCGGTGAGGCTGGCGCAAGCTAAACCTAGCTGGTAAATAAACTTAAACTCCCACCTAGCAATAGGTGGGAGTTTTGCTTTATTGGAACTATTTATTAATGACTTGAGATTATTCTCCTTTGGGCGAGGCCACTGCCCACAGAAAGGCTCTATTTCGAAGTGGCTGGAATAGAATCATTGAGTAAAATCAAGTTATTGCAATAACATAATAAAAGGAGAAATTAAATTATGGGAAATAGAAGATTAGGCGCTAGACGTCTTGAGGCTGTTCTAAGGAAGATGAATGCACGTACTGCAGACACAGCAGGTTCCAGAGCAGGAAAGAAAGGTTTTGAAATGCCTGCATGGGAGTTACAGCCCGCAAGGTATTGGGGATTCATGGATGACTTCCTCGTTGCAAGAGGTGCACTTGCTGATAATGCAGACGGAGCTTTGACTGATGATGTTGGAGATTCTGGTTCTGAGACAGTTTGGCGTACAAACGTTGATGGATCTAGTGATACAATTACACTTGATAATTCACAAACAGGTGGTATCTTGAATATTCTTCACGGTACAAGTGACGATGAAGAGACACACATGACAGCCCTTAACCATGGATTCGCTTTTGATGCTTCCAGCCCAAGAAAGATTTGGTGGGAATGCAGAATTAAGACTAGCGATATTTCTGGTACTGGTTTCTTTATCGGTCTTGCTTCGGCGAACGGCGCAGAAGAAACTGATGGTAATGATCTTGAGGACTCTTGCGGCTTCTACGTTGTTGACGGTGCAGCCTCTGAGGATCTTACACTTCTGGTTTCTAAGGGAGATGCAGAAACTGCTACATCTCTTAGTCATACAGTTGTGGACGCTACTTACATGACCCTTAGCTACCACTTCAATGGCAGCAGCATTGAGGCTTATGTTAATGGTACATTGAAGGCTACCATTGGTTCCGGTACCACAGGATTTCCAAATGATGGAACAATCGTCTTTCCAGCAATTCATGTTGCAGCTCGCGAAGGTGCAGCTAACACAGTAAGTGTTGACTACATCAGATGCTGCATGGAAAGATAAACAAACTAAACAAAGGATAAGGTGAAAAAATGGGTAAGAGATTATTTCCATGGGCTAAGGTAAGGCAACCTGCCAAACCAGCTGCAGCCCCTAAAAAGGCAGCACCCAAGGCAAAAGGAGCAGCCAAGAAGGCAGCTCCCAAAGCTAAGGGAGCAGCTAAGGGTGCTAAAAGCTAAGGGCTCTTTTCAATAATAAGACCTCGCCTTTAAAAGGGCGGGGTTTTTTACTTTTTCAGATTAATAGTCAAAAATGAGGATCTCTTAAATTTTTTCGCCGGTAAATTTTTGAGATTTTTAGTTTTATGATGAGATCAATACTGATCAAAACTAATTACCGTAGGAGGATGATTTATGCCCACTGATTTGACCCCAAAATCAACAACTAGCGCCATTATACTACCAGCAACCGGAAACCTTGCGGATGGTAGCGGAGATGACGTTAAAAACGGTGTCGTTTTCGGTATGTATACCGGCTCACACGACTTCATTAGCGGTGCATCTGATCAAGTATCTTATGTTTATAGAAAGCTTGGTGGCGATGTCGTTGATATTGAATTAACGGTTTCTAATGTTTACGCCGCTTATGAAGAGGCAGTTTTAGAGTACTCATATATCTTTAACTTACACCAAGGCAAAAATGTGTTGTCTAATGTTCTTGGTGAGACAACTGGAACCTTTGACCACAACGGACAGCTCAGAGGTGGAGATGATTTAAGCGGTTCTTATGTGCAGCTTAGATATCCTAGATATACGCTAGGTTATTCCCGCCGCGTTGGCGATGCAGGTGCTAGTGCTGGCGGCTTTGGAGGAACTTTAAGACACTATTCGGCTTCTTTTGCGCCTAGTTCTGCTCAGCAAGATTATGATTTACAAAGTATTGTTGAAACAGCAAGTTCAACTGGTGAAGATACCGCTGGAAATGCGGTGCCTTTTGCTGGTAAAGTTTCAGATAGCCGTATTTATGTCACCACAGTTTTTTATAAGTCTCCTGCCTCAATGTGGCGGTTTTACGGCTATTATGGAGGTATAGGAACCGTTGGAAACTATTCAACTTATGGACAATATGCAGATGATTCAACATTTGAAATAGTTCCTGCATGGCAAAATAAGATGCAAGCTATTATGTATGAAGATTCGTTGTTTACTCGGACATCGCATTACTCTTTTGAGATTATTAACAACAGATTACGAATTTATCCAGACCCAACTTATTGGGATTACACAGGGGTCGACCGCATATGGTTTAGATTCTACATTGATACCGATCCATGGGAAGAAAATGAAGACTATAGATCCGGCGTTAAGGGTATCAACAATCTTAACACGCTACCATTTGATAATATTCCATATGATAAAATTAATGCCATAGGAAAGCAGTGGATTAGAAAGTATGCATTAGCACTGTGTAAAGAAATGCTTGGACAAATTCGTGGTAAGTTCACAACAATTCCGATTCCTGGAGAAAGCGTGACATTAAATCATGCAGATTTGCTTTCACAAGCAAAAGAAGAGCAAACGCAGCTAAAAGACAAGCTTATGGAAATACTGAAAGAAACAGAATATGTGGCTCTCGCTAAACAAGACCAAGAAATCGCAGACGCATCAGCAAATGTGATTAAAATCACTCCATTGCCAATTTTTGTGGGGTAAATAAAATATGGGAAATGAATGGAAACAATTAGAACTGCCACCGCCACCACTTTTTCTTGGTAAAAAAGAAAGAGACTTAGTAAAGCAAGTCAACGACGAGCTTATAGAAAAAGTAATTGGCCAACAAATTCTTTACTACTCTGTTGATTTAAAAACAACTAAATTTCACGAATTATATGGCGAGGCAGTTGAAAAAACGTATTTGCCGCCCGTTAGAGTATATGCTTTGGTTGAATGGCAGACTGATGAAACAGATTATATGGATGGATTCGGCATTGATAGAACTTGGCAAATACAAGTTCACTTTCATCGACGTAGAATAGTTGAAGATCAAGATTTGTTTGTGAGAGAGGGAGATTTTGTTTTGTACGGTGACCACTACTATGAAGTAATTAAATTGAGCGAGCCAAAACTACTTTTTGGCCAAGTCAATAAAGAGCTTGAAATATCGGCTCTTTGCAAGAGAGCCAGAAAAGGATTATTCGATGCTACCTGATAACTTTGATTTTGCAATGCTGCCAGAAAATACCAATAAATTTACATTGGAAGAGGTTGGTATGCTTGGTTCTTCTATTGAGAGCGTTGATTATGCGATCGTGTCATGGCTTAAAGAGGATTTAAGCTTGAGAGTGAGCACAAACGCTGGATTTAAAAATGTTCCAGTATTGTGGCAAGTACCAGAGAGAGCGTTTCAAGTTAAAAACGATAAAGAATTGCGCGACGATGCCGGCGCCTTAATTTTACCGCTTATTAGTGTTGAGAGAACAGGAATCACAAAAGA